ACCAAAAATGCCTTTGTTGGAACTGCAAGTAGCGTAAAGATTAAGAGTTTAGATAATTATGAAGAACTTGGATATGATGAAAATACCATTACTGGTGTTACTGTAGCAGCAAGAAGTCCTGGTTCTTGGGCAAATGGAATCAAAGTTGCTATTATTGACTCCAAGGCAGACCAAATTTTATCTGGAGTTTCAACTGTAGGAATTAATACCACTATTCAAGTTGGATATGGTGTAACAATATCTCTTTCCGGAAAGATAGATTCTAGCTCAGGAACAGCAGTATCTCTGGATGATTCTTACTTAAAGGGTATTATCACACAAACTGTTGATAGTCAAATTTATGTTAAAATTTTAAGTAGAGTATCTGCAGCAGGAACTGAAACTGTTGTTGATTATCAGCAAGATGGGGTTTATTGTTTCCCAGAAACTGGTTCGTTTACATTAATGAGAAGTGGAGATGGTGTTTCTCTAGGAAGCACATCTTATACATCCGAAATTGATTGGTTTAGTCAGCAATATATTACTCTGACCAATTCCAATATTCAGTGGAATAATGTTGCACAGGCTCCTGGAACTTCTGCATTCGCAGAACCAAGAGGATCTAGATTTGATGAAGTTCACGTTGTAGTTATTGATGATTTAGGAACTATTACCGGTAATGCCGGAACAATTCTTGAGAAGCACTTAGGTCTTTCTAAGGCAACTGATGCTGAGTTTTCTGCCGGAAGTACTTCATATTGGAGAAAGTATATTGCCGCAGGGTCTGCAAATATCTTTGCTGGCGGTGCTCCTGCTGGACTTACCACAACAGGATATGATGCTGGTCAGTTTGATTTAACAACCGATAATGGATGGGACCAACCTGCAGAGAATGTAATCTTTGGTGCAGCGGGTGCTAATACTTACACCTTAGCAGGTGGTCTCAACTATGATGGTGGAACCAATCTCAATACTACCGGTGCTCTTACTGCAACGTTGGCAGAACTTAAGGATGGATATGATTTATTTGAGAACACAGAAGATATCAAAGTAGATTTTCTATTGATGGGATCTGCTGGTTATGCAAAAGAAACCGCACAAGAACTGGCAAACAAACTTATTTCGGTTGCCGAACTTAGAAAGGATGCAATTGCCTTCATTACTCCATATAGAGGCGCCGCTCTTGCAGACAATCCAGCACAAGGAGAAATTACTGTCAACTCACCAGAAGACATTACTAAGAATGTAATTAGTTTCTTCTCACCCATAGCATCTTCGTCTTATGCGGTATTTGATTCTGGTTACAAGTATATGTACGATAGATTTGCAAATACTTACAGATATGCCCCTCTAAATGGTGATGTTGCCGGACTATGTGCTCGTAATGATATTAATTACTTCCCTTGGTATTCTCCAGCAGGAACCGCAAGAGGTGCTATCTTAAATGCTGTTAAACTTGCCTATACACCAAGTAAGTCTCAAAGAGATCGTCTATACTCCAATAGAATCAATCCAATCATCTTCTCACCAGGAGCAGGTATTATTCTGTTCGGTGATAAGACTGGATTAGGAAGAACATCGGCATTTGATCGTATTAACGTTCGTAGACTCTTCATCTACCTTGAGGATGCTATTTCTCGTGCTGCCAAGGATGTACTGTTTGAGTTTAACGATGAAATTACAAGAACTAATTTTGTAAATACCATCGAACCATTCTTGCGTGATGTTCAGGCAAAGAGAGGTATCTTTGATTATGTCGTAATTGCTGACGAAACTAATAACACGGCAGCAGTTATTGATGCTAATGAGTTTGTAGCAGACATCTACATTAAACCAGCGAGATCGATTAACTTCATCGGTCTTACCTTCATTGCCACCAAGACTGGTGTTGATTTTGAAGAAGTAATCGGCAAATTTTAATTAACAGAGGTTAAAAACTATGGCAACCAGAAATCAATTAAATCCACCCCCTTTAAGGAAGATTACGGACTTCAAGAGTAAGTTATCTGGTGGTGGTGCTAGAAGTAACCTCTTTGAGGTTGTTCTTTCATTCCCAGATGCTGCTCCCGCCGACACTAATGTTCTTGACAAATCAAGATTTTTAGTCAAATCAGCGGCACTTCCAGGATCGACAGTAACTCCATTAGAAGTTGCCTTTAGAGGAAGAACTCTAAAGTTAGCAGGAGACCGCACTTTTGAGACTTGGACGATTACCGTTATTAACGATACTGACTTTTCAATTCGTTCGGCATTTGAAAACTGGATGAATGTAATCAACCGTGTTTCTGATAATACCGGAGTTACGGATCCTGCTCTGTATCAGGCAGATGCATTTGTTTATCACTTAGACCGTGATGGTTCAACTCTAAGAGCATATCATTTCTATGATTTGTTCCCAACAAATATCAGCCCAATTCAGTTGGCATATGAAACTGATGCCATTCAAGAATTTACTGTAGAAATGCAAGTTCTCTGGTGGGAAGCAGTTAGAGGTGATTCTCCTGCTGCTGGCGGTGAAGATATCAACTAAATAAACTATAACAGGTAAGCATACTTTATAAGATGGCGAAACTTTTTGGTTTTTCAATTGAGGATAATGAAAAAAAATCCAAATCAATAGTCTCCCCCGTTCCTCCTAATAATGAGGACGGGGTTGATTATTATATTCAATCGGGTTTTTATGGTCAAACTATTGATATTGAAGGTGTTTATAGAACAGAATATGATCTGATTCGTCGTTATCGTGAGATGTCGCTTCATCCGGAGTGTGATGGGGCAATTGAGGATGTTGTGAATGAAGCAATTGTGAGTGACTTATATGATTCTCCTGTAGAAATTGAATTATCAAACTTAAATGCCAGTGATAAACTCAAGAAGATTATAAGAGACGAATTTAAATATATTAAAGAAATTATGGACTTCGATAAGAAGTCTCACGAAATTTTTAGAAATTGGTATATTGATGGTAGATTATTTTATCTCAAGGTAATCGATATAAAAAAACCTGAGGATGGTATTCAGGAATTGAGATATATTGATCCTATGAAGATGAAGCACGTTCGTCAAGAAAAAAAGACGAGTAATAATTCTGGACCAAATCTATCAGCACTTACTAATTTTAACGTAAATCAGGTTACATATCCAGAAATTGAAGAATATTTCATTTATACCCCAACGTCAAATTATCCATCTGGTATGCTTGGATCTTCTGCAAAAGGCGCGGTAAAAATTGCAAAAGATTCAATTACCTATTGTACCTCTGGATTAATTGATAGAAATAAGGGAACCGTACTTTCATATCTTCACAAAGCAATTAAAGCACTCAATCAACTTAGAATGATTGAGGATTCTCTTGTCATTTATAGGTTGTCAAGGGCACCAGAACGTCGTATTTTTTATATTGATGTTGGTAATCTTCCAAAGGTAAAGGCAGAGCAATATCTAAAAGAAGTTATGAGCCGCTATCGTAATAAGTTAGTTTACGATGCAAACACTGGTGAGGTTCGTGATGATCGCAAGTATATGAGTATGCTTGAAGATTTCTGGCTTCCAAGAAGAGAAGGTGGTAGAGGAACCGAGATCACCACTTTACCTGGAGGTCAAAATCTTGGCGAACTTTCCGATATTGAATATTTCCAGAAAAAACTTTATAGAGCACTTGGAGTTCCAGAAACAAGAATTGCCGGTGGCGGAGACGGATTTAATCTTGGTCGCTCATCTGAAATTTTAAGAGATGAACTTAAGTTTTCTAAGTTTGTTGGACGCCTAAGAAAGCGTTTTGCAAATATGTTTAATGATATGCTTCGTACTCAACTTCTTCTTAAGAATATTGTAACTCCAGAAGATTGGGAAACGATGAGTGATCATATTCAATATGATTTCTTATATGATAATCATTTTGCAGAACTTAAGGAAGCAGAACTACTTACGAATCGTTTAACTCTTGTTACAACGATGGAACCCTATATTGGTAAATATTTCTCAACTGAATATGTTAGGAAAAAGATTCTTCGTCAAACTGATTCAGAAATTATCGAAATTGATGCTCAGATTGATGATGAAATTGAAAAGGGTATTCTTCCAGACCCAAATGCTCAGGTAGATGAAATGGGCAATCCAATTCCAGAAGGAGGTGGAGAAGCACTTCCACCAGAGGGTATGGGAGAACCGGCACTAGGAGAAGTTCCAGAAGAACCAGTTGCTCCAGAACCTCCTTCAGATCCTAAAGGTGGCAAGATATAAATAATCTTATAGTAATAAATTGTTTTTATGGAAGAACTTATCGATTTGATTGCAACAGATGGTTCAGCATCTGATGTATCTGATAAAATTAAAGAAATATTATACGCAAAAGCATCGGACAGAGTTGATTCTGCCCGACCTTATGTTGCGGCATCGATGTTTGGTGACGAAGACAACACAGAGGATCAAGAATAATGGCAATTAAGATTGTTCAGAATGTAAATAGAATAACTGCGGCCGCAGGTGCTGCGACT